AATAATGAAAGGTGCATTTATGGCTTCACTTGCTAAAAACTCTTCTGTTCCAGTGCTTTGGCAACATCAAATGAGCGAGCCAGTTGGTAAATCAATTCAGCTTAACGAAGATGAAAAAGGGCTATATATTAAAGCAATTCTTCCTAAGAGTGATACACTTGTTTCTGGTCGCATTATTCCACAAATGAAAGTTGGTTCGATTCGTGAAATGTCAATTGGTTTCTTTACTAGAGATTCAGAGATGGAAAAAGGAATTAGATTAATTAAAGAAATTGAATTATACGAAGTATCATTAGTAACCAAAGCAATGAATCCACAAGCACTGGTAAGCGGTTTTAAATCAATGGAATCAATAAGAGATATTGAGCAATCTTTAAAAGAAATGGGATTGTCAAACACTGAAGCAAAAACTTTGATAAGCAAAGTAAAAGAATTTTCTACGCAACGAGAAGTTGGGGAAAAAAATCAGCGAGAGGCTGATATAAAACAACAAATCATTACAAATTTAAATAATTTTACAAACAATTTAAAATAACATTTTATGTCAGATAAATTTCAACAAGAACACATGGAAGCGTTAAACGCTCTTCGTGCTGGTGTTTCTAAAGAGATGGAAGTAAAGATTAATTCTTTCCTTGATGTCCAAGAAACTAAAAACCAAGCTAAATTTAAAGATATCCAAGAAAAAGCTAACAAAGCTGAAGAATTGGAAAATAGACTTAATTCAATTGAAGCCGACCTTAAAAGAGGAATTGGTGGAGAAGAAAAACAAGCTAAATCTCAAGAGTTAAAATCATTTGAAAATCTTTTAATCAAAGGAACTTTAAAAATGAATGGCTCAGAAGAGTTAAAATATCTTCGTCAAGATGATAATGTTAACGGCGGTTATTTGGCTCCAGCTGAATATGCTAATGAAATTATCAAGAAAATTACCGAAGTTTCTCCAGTTCGCTCTGTTGCTCGTGTAATCTCAACAAGTAAAAAAGAAATTCAATTCCCAAAAAGAACTGGTTTAGTTTCTGGTGGATGGGTTGGCGAAGGTCAAGATGCATCTCAATCTAATTCAGCTTATGGTGAAGAAACTATTAAAGCCGAAAAAATCATGGTTTATACTGATATTTCTTTTGAACTATTGAATGATTCAGCTTTTAACATGAGAAGTGAAATTACTAGCGATATTGCTGAAGATATGGCAAAACTAGAAGGTTCAGCTTTTGTTAGTGGAAACGGCGTAAATAAACCATTTGGCTTATTGTCAGCTTCTGGAGTTGGCGAAACAAATAGCGGTAGTGCTTCAGCTCTTACTGGTGATTCATTATACACTATTCAAGGTGAAATTCCAACAGGATACAATCTTGCATGGATGCTTAACCGCAAAACTTTAAATGCTCATATTAGAACATTAAAAGACACTTACGGTCAATACCTATTTGTTCCAAGCTTAGGAACTCGTGATGTTCCAAATACCGTTGCGGGTTTGCCTTATGTTTTGGCTAATGATATGCCAGATGTATCTGCTGGAACATTCCCAATCCTTCTTGGTGATTATCGTAAATGTTATTACATTGTTGATAATGTGAACTTTGAATTAATTGAAGATCCATACACCCAAGCAACAAAAGGTAAAAGACGCTTCATCGTTTATAAAAGAACTGGTGGACAAGTTGTTTTAACCGAAGGTTTAAGAAAACTTAAAATTTCAGCATAATTATAATTCAAAGGAGAAAACAATATGGCTAGTAGAGACCTAAAAACAAATATTAAAGTGCAAAACGCTTTAAATATTGCATCAATTACAACTAATGGAACAACTGCTGGAGTTGAAATTGATACCCAAGGTTATGAATCAGTAACATTCGAAGTTATTACTGGTGCAAGAACCGACGGAACAGTAACTCCACTTATTCAAGAAACTGATACTTCAGGTTCTTATAGTGGTTCAGTAAGCGATGATGATTTAGTTGGATTAGAAGCGGATTCCGCTCTTTCAACCGCTCATTCTCGTTCAAGAATTGGATACATTGGAACTAAAAGATATGTAAAATTATCTTTGGTTTCAACTGTTATTACCTCTGGCTTAACAGCTGGTGGTTCAGTTATTCTTGGAGACCCAAAATCAGCACCAGTTGCATAAATTAATTAGAGGGGCATAAAAACCCCTCTTTTTTTAACTAAAAAATTATATCATGCTAGTAAAAGTATTAAAAACCACTAAAGCCTCAAAAAACGAATCAGGAATTGAAATATTTGAATATTTAGAAGGCGAAATTTATGACATTTACCAAGACTTAGCCGAAGTTTTTATTAAAGAAGGTTGGGGAGAAAAAGCCATTGATAATTTAGAAAATGATGAAGAAGTTAATGAAGAAAAAGCTCTAGATGGCTTAGAAAATAAAGCCATTGATAATTTAGAAAACAAAGAATTTAAACCAAAAAGAGGAACTAGAAATGCCAAGTAAATTTCAAAATACAAGAGAATTTGCGGAAGTTGTTATTGCAAATGAAGGAACAGCTTCTACCTCTTACGAATTAGGTGGAACTCATTTAATCGGGGTTTTAATTCCCGCTAGCATAACTGGCACTAAATTAACTATAGAAGGTTCAATTGATGGAACTAATTTCTATCAATTATATGGCTCAAGCTCAGGAACTGCAAAAGAAATTAAAATAACGGCTAACAAATTTATTGAAATTGAAAGCAATTACGATAATCCTTTTAATTTTATAAGATTAGTTTCTAACTCAGCAGAAGGTGCGGAAAGAACTTTAAAAATAGTTTGCAATCCATAAAAAATGACAGTATCGCCAATAAATTACATTTTATCAACGGATGCAACAACCGAAGTAATCACATTAGCCGAGATTAAAACTTTTTTAAAAATTGATGGCAGTGATTACGATAGTATTCTAACTCCCTTTATTAAAGTTTCTCGTCAAATTGGAGAAAAAATAACAGGGCGTGATTTCGTTGAAAAAGAATATAAAACATTTCTAGATTGCTTTCCTGATTGCCATGGAATTGAGATTAGAAAAAGTAAATTAAAATCGATTACTTCAATTCAATATTACGATGTTAATAACACATTACAAACATTAAGTTCTAGTGATTATTATTTTACAAATGATGCAAACTATTCATCAATTTATATTAATAATGATAAATCATTTCCATCAACTTATGATAGAAAGCAAGCGGTTATAATTACTTTTAAAGTTGATTATCCAAACTTTCCTGCAACATTAAAACAAGCGTTGCTAAGTGTTTGTGCTTATCTTTATGAGAATGCTGGCGATTGTGTAAACGAAAATAATTCACAATTTAAATCTTTGTTTTTTCCATATATTATCCCACAAAAATTTATTATATGAAATGTCAGTCAATAAAAAGAAATGTAAATAAAGTTTGCATTGGCGATTTTAGAGAAAAAATTAAAATACAAACAACTTCAATCTCTGCAAATAATGCACCTAACGGACTTTCAAGCGTAGCATTTACAACAGTTGCGGAAGTGTGGGCAATGATTAAAACAAATGCATCAAGAGAATTTGTCGATGGCGTTAATATTGAGAATGGTTTGAACACTGATTTTTATGTTCGTTATAATTCCGCAATTCCTTTAACCAAGCAACTTTGGATAGAATACAAAAATAATTTATATAAAATAACCAACACCGACAATATCGATAAAATGGATAACATAGTGCGGTTAAGAAGCACAGAGAAAGGCGATAAAACAATTAATGCTAATAAACGATGATTAAAGTAAAAGCTGGCTCAAGCAACGAAAAAACAATGAAATTTTTATATGAATTGCCAGTTGAATTAACAAAAGCAATTCGTCAAGGCTTTTACACATCAGGAAAACAATTAGTCGCAGATTTAAACAAAGACATGAAAGCCCCTAAAAGCGGTAGAGCTTACAAGGTTTATCGTGGAGTTAGTGGCAAATTAAAGAAGCCTAAATTGCATATTGCATCAGCCCCTAGCGAAACGCCCGCAATCATTACGGGTAAGTTTAGAAAGTCCGTTGATTTTGCGGTTAGGGGAAATAGAACTCTTGAATTTGGTGCAAATCAATCAGCTCCAGAATATGCGGAATTTTTAGAAAATGGAACTTCTAAAATGGAAGCAAGAGAGCCGTTTAAACGAACAGTTTTAAAGCTTAAAGATAAAATTAAATCAAACATAGATATTCAGTTAAAAAAAGCATTGGAGGGTAAAAAATGAAAGGGGTTTACATAGTAAATAGATTAAAAGAAATTTTACCAAAATATACCGATGATTTTTCAACAATAATTAATGTTTCAACATTAACGAGAAGCGGGACGACTATTACTTGCACAACCACAACTGCTCATGGATTATCAACTAATGATTATGCAACAATTCGAGGTGCAAAAAATCCAATTGCTTTAAGCTCAATTACTTTTTCAAATGGAATTGCAACAGCAACAGCATCAACCGACCACGAATTAACTGACCCTTCTAAATTTTCTCCATCAAATTTACCTTTATATGTTGAGATTGCTGGAGCTAGTGGATATAATGGCGTAAAAGAATTAGTAAGCGTTCCAACTAATTTAACATTTAAATTTAAAGTAAGTGGAAGCCCGTCAACTGTAGCAGGTGGATATTTATTATTAGAAGACCAAGAAGGTTAT